CTACAGAAATCTTTCATCATCTTGGTTGCTCAAAGTTTTCTGTAGAATTCTACAGAAATCTTTCACCAACTTAGTTGCTCAACTTTTTCTGTAGAATCCTACAGAAATCTTTCATCAACTTAGTTGCTCAAGGATTTCTGTTGGATTCTACAGAAATCGGCTGTTAAGCCCACGAATAGCTGCCGTAATTCGGAAATAGTTCGAAGTACATACGCATCATGATAGCATCTGCGTAGTCAGGACTCTTGCCATGCATGCGGGCTATTTCGTCCTTGCTTATCACAGCCAGTTTACCATCCGCTTCAGGCTGCCTACGGCGTATCATATCCAGTTCCTGCACTATCACATCCCGGAACTGATTCACTTTAAAGATTACTTTGTTCTGCTCGATTAATTCCGCAAGCTTGAAATAGCACTCAGCCTTTTGGTTGGTGTATCTATCCGCTTGCTTTGCACGACCACCATTGAGAAAGCCTCGACACTTTAGGCTATCTACCACACCACCACCTACACCATCTTCGTCGCAGATCACGTTGGATAATCTTATGCTATGCCTATCGCACAACTGGCGAATGGTAGAAACAACGGTTGTAATTGGTTGCTTACGCAGCTCGTGTATCTCCATCAAATGCAAACCATGCCATACGCAAATGACGCTACGGTCTTTTCCAAGGCGTGCAATATCCGCACTAATGTACTTTTCACCTTTGCTTTCTTCATCACGGAAGCAGCGTACAAGGTCATCGTATTGGTAAAGGTTATCTACAGACTCATCGTATTCCCAGTCACCATCGAGCAGCCTTCGCCTATCTACTTCGGGCAACATGCGCAGCGTTTCGAGGTAGCTTTCGGGCAGGTGTGGATTGTCAGTAGGTAATGATGGAATGAATGCAAGGTGCTGCGGTAGATTATCTGCTTTGAATGGTGAATAGAACTCGTTGTATAACCATCCTTTTGATGGATTGCATGTGAGCAGCATCTTTGGTTTAAGGTCGTACTGCGTAAGCTTGAAACGGATGCGGGACTGGAGTATATCGATTGCCCTCTTTGATACCTGTGCGCTTTCATCTACGTACGCATCAGTCAACTCCAAACCTCCGAGCGCATGAAATTCGGGATCACTTGGATAGGCAAACAAGTCTTTAAGTATTATCTCGCTGCCATTGCTAAACGTAATCACGTTCGTTTGGTTGTTGATGGTGTAGTGTTCGTTTGGTGCTAACCCTAACATGTGCGCTACCTCAAAAAACGTTTTTAGGGTAGTCTTCTTTAACGTGTCCAACTTGCTTCGACCTATCAGACCCCTCGTGCCGGGATACTTGAACCTGCGGGTTATCTGCCAAGCACAGCCAATGAACGATTTGCTTCCACCTGCCGCACCTCCGAACAGCACCACACGTGCCGGGTGTGAATTACCCAGCACACGCAATGCTTCATTTTGTTTTGGTAGGTATTCAATCATTAAAACGGTAAATCATCTGTGCTTTCCGCTTGTGATTCGTTAGTTTTTTGAATTTCCGATAGTTGTAATGAAAAAAACTTACCGTTTTTGCCCTCAATAACCCATGCACCAAGGCGCATTTCTTTGCCGTTGACTAGCAGATTACCAAAATAATCAGGGTGTTGGGCTGTTTGTTTGCGATTGTTTTTGAATAGGCTACCTTGGCCTTCCTTTAGTGTGTAATTACTCATTGTATTAATTGTTGATTATTGCTATATCGTCTACCATGAGGCTTATTGTGGTCTTGCCATTGAAGTCTGTTGTTTCCACTACTTCAAACCATTCGTGGTCGATGCTATGCCCGTTGACAAAGCCAACGTACACTTCTACATCATCCGGGTATTGCGCAAGCTTATCCCACAATTCACCTATTGTCATAGCTTATATTCATCTTTGTCAGTTAGTAAATTTAACTCTTCAAAGATAAGGCGCATTGCGATATTATCGCTCATGGCAGGGCGCATGCTGCGCTTAGCTGTTAGTATAAACAACTTGCGTAGCAGCTCGACTTCTTTATGTTGATCGTACTTCATCAGTATTCATTTTGGTTTTCGATTAGTTCTCTGTAACGTTCCTTTCTGTACTCAGTAAATTGATACGGCTTGTTCTTGTACACACGGAACCGCAAGTCATTATCCCACGATGGCAGGTCATCGTACTCACGCATCAAGGCTATTTCAATCTGCGGTGGATTGCTGCGCTTTGCTTCCTGCACTGGAGCTTCATGCATCTTCAACTTATCCGCTGCCTGATGGATAGCATCCACAACCTGCGGGTGTTGGAACATTTCGTAGATGTTGTTGGCTTGCTTTTCATTTTCATTAATTCCATCAACCGCAAGTTGGCGTTGTGCATCATACAGCGGAAACCATGCGAGTATAGTTGCCGGGTCAATGCGGTTGTAGATTGTGCCATACGCACCAATAGCACCGCGATCTAAACACAACTGGATATCTTCAAGGCTGTACATCCACATCTTATCGAGAATGTTTTCAGCGCAAAACTCAATCTGCATTGCGTTCATATTGTTCTGAACGTTGAGCAGTTGGGTACATCGTGTAACCAACTCCATGATTTTAATCTTTGTAGTTGTTCGGTCAAGTTTACGAAGTAGTGCTATCTTGTCTTGCTTCATCGCGTGCTCGACTGATAGCGACTGCATCGCGGAAAAGTGCTTCAGCTTTTGCAATGTGTTCTGCTGTTGTAGTTGGTTGTTTTGCATAATTATTTGGTTTTTGATTTTCAAACTTAGTATTATTGTTCATCCAGTTGCGCACGGCTGCTTCCCAATTTTTCATTTTGTTTTTGCCTACCATCCATCCATTGCTTTCGTAATGGTTGAAGAATGCCTTTGATTCGGTTACTACTTTGGCATCATTCCAAACGTTCCCGGCTAATGAATTTTTTTCTTTCATAAAATTTAAAATTTCATCATACGCAGGAGCACGAAAGTGCGACCTTGAAACCTTAGCATTTACATTTTCATTAGCATTAACATTAATATTCTCATTTACATTATCATTTACATTTACATTAGCTTCAACCTTGCTTGTATCTTGCTTCGGTTTTGCTTCTTGTTTGCTTATGACTTGCTTTACTTTTGGTTTGTTCCCGTTCTCAAATCGCTTTTGGTTTGCATCAAGTTGTGGCTTGATTAAAGTGAACACAGTCTTAGCCACTCCCTTCAATTCAACCTCGTTAAAGTTCAATGCATATTCGAAGATGGCAGAATATACCTCCGACTGAAGTTCTGCATCCAGTTCCTTAATCGCTTCATAGAATGAGCGATAAAACACAGTCGATTCTCTCATGGTAAAAAATACCCACCACTACACACAAAGGCTCGTCCGTAGCCGAATGGCTTATGGCAATGTGGCAGTGATGGGATTTGAAATGTTTTTCATAACGAACGAGCGTTGCAAAGATAATCAAATTATCTCTACTTCCAAATAATTGTAGCGATCATAAAGCCTACCATCGCACCTACTGCAAGTATCAATAACATCTTGCTGTTGCTTGTATCGTATTCGGCTTCCTTCACGATGGGTTCAGGTGTCGATACCGGGGCTTTGCGAATTGGCTTGATGGTTAGTTGTGAAGCACTTCGTTTTTTCTTCAATTGGCGATAATCATTTCTGCACTGAATTAATAATATCTTGGCTAATCCATCTGTTGGCATTTCTGCTCGCCATATATAAACATCTTCATGGCGTTCAATATATCCACCTTTGCGCAATACGGTTACTAAACGTGAACCTATATTATGTGCGTGGCACATTTCATAAATATTAAATTGTTTCTGCGTATATAACTCCATAAGAAAGTTATGATATTTAGCTACTGTTTTGTAAGTTGATACTTTAGGCATGTAAATATGTTTTAATTGTTTGTGTGAATTCTTCAAATGACCTGCACACCTTAACGCAGTACCCTGCATTGATAAGCTGTGCGTGAACGATTTTTTGCGTGTCTGAAAGTTTACCCTTTTCAGTCTTCATCTCGATGAACAGCGCATGGTATGAACCTGATGGAATGCATATCATTAAATCAGGCATACCAGGCATAGCTCCTTCAGCCTTCAATATGTTCCACCTTTTCGCCCGTTGCACTGGAGTACCTCCGATGAATACACCGTTAGGAAAAGAAGCAATCAATGTGCGTGGGAAGGAATATCTAAACCATTCTACACATCGTTGCTGTGTTTTACTTTCTTCATGCTTCATGCGCTGCGTGTTCTAACATGTTACTCATAGCTAACCAAAATGCACCTACGTATTGATCATCGGCAATAATATCTACCACGGGCACATCGTATTGCAGCTGCTGAAACTCCCATTGCCCTACTGGGTGTACCTGATAGTCACAACCAACAGACACGGGGCAGAACTCGATGGTGTGTTTTAGCACTGGAATATCGAAGCGCACAAGGTAGTTGAATGAATGGTTGAGTGTAACCATGTAGCACTGTCTACTTTCATTCACGAGCTTGCGCTTAATGACGTAGAAGTTCCTGCCGTAAACACTATGCACATCGTGGATATCATACTCACTTGCCATGTTAGGCTCAAATGAGTCAACCATCTCCATCTGATTCAGGTTGTCCTCAATCTCTTTCCATCGTTGCTCCTTGCTATTGTTGTCAAAGATTAGCTTCGACCACTTCATTAGCTTTGCAGTGCTTACGTTTAGTTCCATACGCAATGCCTGAAATGGTATTTTGTCCCATCGCTTAATGATGTGCAGGATGTCGCTGCGTGTTGGTAGTTGTTCCCTTCTTGTTCTATTCATCGCCTTCGTTTTTAGTAGTTATTGAATTAATGATTTCGCATAGTGGCAGCTGCATCACTTGACTAAGGTTCATTAGCTGTCGCAGTTTAATGCTGCCCGGGTCGGCACACCAGTTATGCAAGGTCTTCTTGACTATTGGTGTGTTGCTTCTTTGCATGGCACGTAGGAGAGCAGCCTTGCTCCCCACCGTGCGTGCAATCAACCCGTTTAGTTGATTCTGTTTTCTCATGCCTTTGGTCGTAGTTGGTGATTGAGTGCATAGAACATCTCACGATGCGCTGCGCTGAAGTGATGTTGGAACACTGATTCCTCGATAGGTGCATATAGATCGTCGAGCATATCCTTTTGAATCCTGCGCCCGATATCCTCAAGGTCATACTGGTATGTGTCCATGTTCACACCAACGGTGTTGTAGAACACTTGCACCAACTTGCCTTCCTCAGTGAAGCAGCAGTAGTGTTTGCTGAACTTACCTGCTGCATAGTAAAACGGCAATTTGATTTCGGTCTTGCCAACCTGCTTTGTTTCCTCGTGGATAATTTCAATTGTACTCATTGTATTTGATTTTAAAGATTAATAATTAGTCGTTGTGGTCGTGGCAGTAGTCACATTCGATGTGAACGTTTTTGTTGGTAGATAGTTCCTCGATTGCATCGTCAATGAAGTCTTCCCAACACGTTTCTTCATTCTCTTTTACGTTGTATGCATCTGATAATACTTTAGCTGCATCCATTACCTCGTTGTAATAGTACTCCCTCCAGTCGCAGTGAAGGCATTTGTAACTTGTGATTCCTGACATATTGTTTTTGTTTTAGATTGATTACCTTTGACGGGTACAAATATACACCTGTTTTCCATGTGTGCAAGTTTTTACACCAAAATTTAACATTTATTTTTGAATCCCTGCGTAAGTAGCCACATATCAAAGCATTATGCCGAATGGCTTAACAAGGCCACAGGGCTTACTCACGATAAAACAAAGGCAAGTGATCTATTACATGAGGTTCTTGCCCGGCTAATGGATAGACCAGAGCAGGATGTGGTGGATATAGTGTGTGGTGGTAAGATAGAGCAATATGTAAACCGTGCATTGTGGTTATCATATCACAGCAACCGCAGCGACTACGCAGTCAAGTACCGCAAGTACTACGAGCTGCACATAGAAAAGCAGGTTGAAGACCGCAAACAGGATGAAACGTGGATAGGTGCGTTTATCGATGGTGAATATTTATACAGCGCAATAGGTAGATTGAATGAATACGACAGCATCCTGCTACGTCTATACTCAAAACCTGACTTTGATTACAAAGAACTGAGCAGAGAAACGGGTATACCATACAACTACCTACGGCAATCAATACACAGAGCATTAAAACGAATCAGAGAATATGTTAAACTTCAACGTGCCTTTGCACATACAGCGAGAGAGGCTGAACACTTGCAAAAAATGTAAGTTCTTTGTCGAATCAACTTCATCATGCGGCACGCTTATCGTTGGTGCCGGGACTGAGGTAGATCCCGAAGAGAACAGCGTAACGTACTACAAGGAAAAGATAAAGCTTTGCGGCTGCTTTATGCCCTTAAAGGTGAAGTTCCGTTTTACATCATGCCCAGCACATAAATGGTTTGCACTCGATTGGAAGCAAAACGAGATTGCCGCACTGGATGAGTTTATTCACCGCATCCATAAGGCGAATAAGATTGAAACAGAAGACCTCAAACTGTTGTATTATTGGTTCAGCAAGGTTACGGGTAAGCATGAACAGCCATCAGCATGTGCATCGTGCATACGTGACCTTATCAAAGAGTTCAGAAGACAACTAGGAAAAATCGAAAAATGAAAATAGAACTTGCAAAAACTAAGATATCGTTTGACTACGATGGTACACTGTCAACCACCAAAGGCAAAGAACTTGCTGCGGAAAAGTTAGCTACCGGGCATGATGTGTGGATTATCACAGCACGCCAACGAGAAGACAATACCAATGCGGTATATACCACAGCAGAACGCCTAGGTATACCCCGTTCACGTATCAAATACACAAACGGAAAGGACAAGTACCCCTATATGGTGCGTTATGATATCGATATACACTACGATAACAACCAAGACCAGGTTGATATGATTAACGAAAAAACTTTAACACGTGCGATTGTATTTAAATAAGTAAAACCATGCCCCTACCAACCCCCAACACAGACGAATCAAAGAGCGCATTCATAGCACGCTGCATGAGTGATGCAAAGACGAAAGCAGAATACCCGGATACGCAGCAACGTATTTCGGTCTGTATCGTCCAATACGATAAGAAGTAATTGTTTTAAACAAATCTTTACAACATGCCATTTGAAAAAGGAATATCAGGCAACCCAAACGGAAGGCCCGTTGGTGCCGTAAGCGATAAGGTCAAAATGTGGAATGAGTTAGGCGAATGGTTTACCCAACAAGGTGCAGCCAAATGCATGCGGATTATGAATGATATGGAGGATGAGGAGTATATTAAGCATTATACTGCTCTACTTGAATACTTTAAGCCTAAACAGGCACGCATAACGCATAGTGGTGATGAAAAAGCACCGGTTATCATTCAGGTGCATGCAGATCTGTAGAATTCCACAGAAAAGGATGAGCAACTAGGATGGTCAAAGATTTCTGTAGAATCCTATAGAAATCCTTGAGCAACCAAGATGATGAAAGATTTCTGTAGAATTCTACAGAAAACTTTGAGCAACCAAGATGATGAAAGATTTCTGTAGAATTCTACAGAAAACTTTGAGCAACCAAGATGATGAAAGATTTCTGTAGAATTCTACAGAAAACTTTGAGCAACTAAGATGGTGAAAGATTTCTGTA